TCCGTTTTCTGTAATGACCTTTGCACCCTTGGCAACTTCCGATTCGATAAGTTCTTTTCTGGTTCTGATTATGCCGTTGGAATTGGTTTGCTTCAGCAATGCCGCCTTGGTCTTGCCTGCTGCCATCGGACTTTGACCTTTGGTAAATTCTCCAATCTCAGCTTCGGCCTGCTCCTGTCTCGCCTTGAATCGAGCATCTCTGGCTTGTCGTTCCGCGAGTGCGGCGTCTGCTTCAGCTTTTTCTTTCGCGTATTCCGGCGTCAACTCGTGCTCATCGCGTTTGATAGTTTCTTCAAGTCGGTTTGCGGAATAGACCCGCTCTGCGCCCTTTTCATCTTTGGCGTAGTAGTGCTCTTGACCGCCCCATTCCTCTTTGCGAACGATCTCCTGCTTGCCGTATTTGCTATTCCAAGTTCGGCCAATGTTCGGATCGCCTTCTTTCGCCACTTCCTCCGCTTTGGCTTCCGCTGGCGGGGTGTTGACTTTTTCTGGGGCATTTACTACCGTTTCCTCGTGTTCTGAAACTGGCTCCTGAGTAGGAGCCTTTTCTTTTGCGGTTGGCGGTTTTAGGTCTGGATAATCATTTAGGACAAAATCAGGCACGGGCTTTCCAAGTCGCAATGCTTCTTTGATTTCGCTCCTGTGCATCGCTTCTTCATAAGACATCGGAATAGCTCTTTCGCGTGTCTGGTCCATATAGTCTTGATAATCTCGCGTTGTCTTGAAATCTGCAAACTTAGACGGCCCCTGTTTTGTTTTTTGCCATTCAGCGTTTATGGCTTTGTTCACTCGAACGAATTCATTGCGTCCCATCTGCCAAGGTTCTTTCGCCGCCTCACTCGGCTTAACCGTCTCGGATTCTTTGGGCGGTTCAGCCGCTTTGGATTCCGCTGGCGGGGTGGGTTCTTTGGCGCGAAGCTTTTCCAATTCCATTTGCACATCAACAGCTTTCGGGGGCGGAACATCTTCTGAAAAGGTTGTCTTGCCGGGATAATCTGGGTGAATCCATTTCTCACCATCCCAAACAAATCCTTGAGCAATCGTGTGTGCTCTCCCTTCCTCGTTCTTAGCTTTGTAAAGCCCCTCCGACAATGGCGGCGGTGTTTTAGGTTCTTCGACGAGCGAAACCCATTCAGGGTGAGCATCGGCAAGCGCGGCCATCTGATCGGCGAAGTGATTGCTTCCAACTTGATCGGGTGTGTATTTGTTCAGATTGGCAAAAGCTTCTTCGTACGCCTTTTTGAACTCCTCAAACTTCATTGCGGGCTTTTGAACTTCCGGCTGCTGCGCCTCCTGCGCCAATCGGTTCAGCGTGGCCGAAGTTACGGGGGCGGGTTCTCTACCTATAGGTAGAGAAGGTTCAGCAGTTGGCACGGTTTCTGGCTTTGCCTTCTGTTTTGGGGTTGCCCTTTCCATTGGCAACACATCTCCGTAAATGGGTGCGTCAGGCGGAATTACTGTTCTCTTTCCATTCAATCCCCGCTCAATGCCAGCAGGCAAACCAACTTGCGCAGCCAAACCCAAAGATGCCGCAACCAGTTCCGGCGTATCCTTGGCTTGCTTCACCCGCTCCACTGCTTCAGGAATACTCGCCACCATCGGCAAGCCAAACAGCGGTCGAGCCAGAGCGGGCGCTTTTGTCACTGGCCCCATTAGCATCGCAGTTGCCGGATCAGTCAAAGCACTTCCGAGTTCCCCGCCTGCTTTCAATATGCCTTCTGCAATATCAGTCTGAGGCACCAACACCTTGCGCAATGCGCCTGTGATTTGTTCCGGGGAAAGAATCGGTTGCTGCGTCAGGTCCGGGGCATTCTCTGGCGTCTTGGGCATACCAGGAATCAAGTCCACCAGTTTCCCAACGCCTTTGCTCGCTAATCCAAGAGTTTGCCGTGCGACTAAATCAGGACGTGTCCGAGCGAGAATATCAACGCCAGTTTCAGCGGCGTTGGCCAATCCGTAGAGACTCGTTGCACGATCAACATCTTTCGCTGCCTCATCGCGTTGGCTGGCCCTGAACTCGTGGCGTTGGCGAAGCGTTTCCTCAATCGGGGTGATCGCGGGATAAGGATTTGCGGCAGCCGGTTCCGGCGCAAGCCCTACGTCTGCATCGGAAAGTTCTTTGGCACCCAACCCAACGTCTTCATCAGTCAATACCGGCATGACTCCTACTTAGTCTCCCAACCGCTCCCTGTCCATTTGAAAACGCCTTTCGGAGTTTTGTAGGTTTGGCCAACACGACGAAGATGAACGCCCATCGGGGCATCTGGAATATCGGCTGATTGTTCGCCAGTCTTGGACGCCTGCGGTTGCCGCGCTCCAGTAGCCAAGGCGATGTTCTTCTGCTGCAATTCCCGAATCTGCGCTGTCTTGGCATCAATCTTAGATTGCGCTTCAGGACTTCCGCCAACGCTAGCAGATTCTTTTTCAATAGTGTGCTTGTCCCGAATCAGTTCACGAATCTCCAAATCGTTGTTCTTGATCTGCTGCTTCAAACCGCTATCCATGTCCGCCAACCATTTATGAGAGAAAGTCTGCGGACCAGTCTTCACCGTGTAGCCAAGCAATTCGCCTTTCTCGGTCAGGATCGGCCTTGCTGGCATCGCGCCGCCAGCATCTTCAGGTTCTGGCAACGCATTGCGCGGCACTGGTTGAACTCTGCTTCCAGTTGGCCCTTGCGTGACAAACGCTGGCACCATGTTGGTTGTGCCGGGGATCGGAAAGTTCTTCAAGGACGGTTCAGCAAATTTAGGCGGTGGCGCAATCGCCCGCATATCACCCGCAAAATTCCTATCCCCAGGTGAACTAAAATACCCGAAATTCTTATACGCAGCCTCACGCGGGTCCATGCCTGCATCTTGCGCATCCTTCATTCGCATTATCCCCATCAGCCTTCGAGCTTCCGCCACATCCTTGACCGCCTGCGCTACCGAAGTCGCGTGTTCGTAAGTGCTGCGAAGAAAGTCTTTTTCCTGCTTGGCTCGTCTCGCCTGATAGGATGGCGACAAGGGCGTTTCGGCAGGAATGCCAAGCGTGTAAGTCGCCCCCGGCACTCTTGCACCTTGAGCCGCTTGCAACACTTGGGCGTCCTGATTGGGGCTGGTGTTGTCGGCGGTAATGGCCACAACGGGAGGCGGACGCAAGCCGTTGCCCCACGGCGCAACAGGTCCAACTGACCTTGGCTCAATAGGCGCAACGCCATAATCAGGCACTTCCGGCCCTAAATCGATCTGATCTTCTGTCTCGGTATCACTCATACCAATCAGCCCATTCATCCATAGGACCGTAATCCGACACCGTGTAATCGCCTTCCTCTGCCGCCCATGGGTCTTGCCCGTAGTTGGCCGGATTGCCGCGATATTGCAAGGCGTAATCCTGCTGTTGTTGCGGCGTCAGCATGTCCCAATTATCGGGGGCCACTATAGGTGCTGGCGCAGTTGCGCTGGACGCACCACGGGGACCAGACCCCGGCAACTGCAATGGATTGTAAGATTGAAACGCTGGCCCATTGCGCGGATTATATTCGCTTGGTGCGCCGCCGCCTGCTCCCGGCAATGGCGCAAATCCGCCGCCGCCACGATTGCCTCCGCCCCCGCCTCCCCCGCCGCGAATCTGACTGGTTGCCTGATACCATCCTAACAATAATTGGGCATCCTGAATCGAAATTTGATGATCGGCCACTTTGGTTTCCAAAACAAGCTTCGCCTGCGCGAGTGATAATTCACCGTTTTGAATCTTGTCTTTCAGCATCAGTTCATCTTGTGACAATTTTAGTTGCCCACTTTGAATCCGATCCTGCAAAGCCAGTTGCGCTTGTCGCAAAGTCAAATCCCCTTGCTGCAATGTCAGTTGTCCCTGCTGATAAGGGGTGATCAGTTGCGATGACACATCAAAGGGTTGCGGTACTCTAGAATGAACCCCGGATTGAATAGAATTGGCCAAAGCCAGATTTGTGCGCACGTCATTGGCCCGGACTCGCCCCATGGTTTGGTCAGCCAATCCACTGCCGGGAACCCCTCGCGCCGTCGCCAATTCAGCCCCGTGCATCCTGGAGTCGTAGGCTCCAAAATTTGGATCAAGTAATTGCCGCACTGAACTCGATAGCGGATCGGTTGCCTCGGCTCCCTGATAATAGTCCTGATTGAACTGATTCACCTGTCCAGCCGTGTTTAGGGCATCCCCTATATTGCCTAGATTGCTCAGGTTTGGCACACCTAGATTCGTCGCGGTTGCGGAGGATGATCCATAATCATCATCGTTTTGCGGCGGCCTTAAATAACCACTTCCAGCGCCCGCAGGATTAAATGCAACCTGATTATTCAGGACGGTGCTCGGCAAAGTCGGAATAGACGGCATTACTCCCGTTGGCGTTGCAGTCTTTGGACCATAAAGCGCGTTCCAATCCCCGCCGCCGCCAGCAAAGTTTTGCGCACCATTGCGAACCAAAGGGGGTCGTTGTAAAGGACCGTATGGTACAAATTTCATAACATTCCAATGTTCACACGTTCGAGTGACGCACTGCCAAACGGTTTGAAGCTGATGGCGGGGCGACTCTTGCCTTCGTAATGGATCAATTCTCCATTCAACAACCGGATCGCATCCTTATGATGCTTGATCGAAAGCTGCGCCGCTGTAGGTGAATCCTGCGTGCTATAACGAATCGAAATACATTCCTCGATCAATGCCTCAAGGTTGTTGATCGGGGTGAGATAATCTGTGTCAACTGCCACCGGAATGTATTCGAGCTTGGCCATGGCTTCGACTTGCAACGGAGATGCTCCGGGCAGGCAACAACAGTTCGGAACGCCTACAATCTGATAACGCCGATACGCTGCCGTGGTCTCTCCGGGTTCCATCGTGAGAATCAATCGCTCATCACCAGTGGTAGGATTGACTTCGTAAAACTTTACTGATCCGTAAGTAATATCCTTCTGCAACGCGGTTAAGCTATTCAGAATTTGGCTGTCCACAAATGGCGCAGTCAGATCGAGAAAATCGCCTTGCACTTGCACGAGAGCATCTTGGGAATAGATCACTTCATTGTTCGCATCCAAACCTTGAACCAAGACACGCTTTCCGGCATCGACGGCGTTGGTCAGGTAAGCGCGGAGGATGTTTCCGGGAGCCAAGTCGGAGAATATTGGAACCGTGTTACGCTCGTAAGCCTGAAGCCAGTTGCAGGCGATGTTGCGTGGTTGGGGGCCGATTCCATAATCCAAGTACTCGAAAAATTGATTCTGGATTGGGACCGGACGTTTGCAGACGGAGATGTTTTCCAATCTCGCTACTCCGCGAGGGGTTGTGATGAAAGGATTGCCCGGAGCAGTGATATTGAACACCATTCCAATCCAAGTGCCGTACCACCCCGTATCGCCCTGCTCGCTTCCGAAAAGTAATTTTTGCTGCGCCGAATTAACGATGGCCGCGCAACCGGAAATGTCAGATTGACACAAGCCAACGGCGGTAGGGCCGCGAGAAGTGCGGAAATCCAAAAGTCTGTTCTTACGCGGCATCTTTAAACCTTGTAGTAATCCCGCTTACGTCCGCGTTTCGGCGGTGCGTGTGAAAATTCTTCGGCCACTTTATGAGGCGGACATTTACCGCGTGCCTTTCCGGGTTGATGGGCGCAGATGGCCATGAACTTTTGTTGCTTGGAACTTTTGGCTGGCATCAGAGTTTTTCCTCCATGTGATAAAGTGCCGCTTTCAACGACGCATTGGGCGGCAGCAACACGCACTTTGCACCTTTGGTCATCAGCACATGCTGGCCTTTCATAAAAGCTTTAGCCGCCATCTTGGTTGCCGGATTCACGCCGAAACAAATCATATTAACCACGTCACTTGGAACGCCTATTTCAGTAAACCGATCCAGCAACGGCCCTGCAATCGGATTCCAAACAAATTGGGCTGCGGCCAAGTTCAACATACTTCAAGGCAATCAATCGGGGCTTTGACGTGGATTGTCAAGCGTTGTCATGGCAGGAAGGCTCTTGGATTGGCAAACAACTGATCCCGTTCCGCTTGGCTCAATGCCTTGTTGTAATAGCCGGTTTCATCAATCTCGAAGCCAGCCGAACCGTCACGTCCAAATATGGACGGGTCTGATTTAGCCGCTACTCCACCGCCAAATGCTACACCTGAAACGTGGACTGCCCCATTGTCCAACTGCACGCGAAGCAGCTTGTCGGTTACATCCAACCAGAAACAAAAGCTGTGGAAGTCCCCGATTGACATGGTTTCCGAGTAAACATCAATGTCCGGGTTTGGAATATCCGATCCACGAAACTGAAGGCGCGGATTTCCGGCACTGGAATCAAGGTAAAGTATGAATTCCTGCACGAACGATCCCCCGGCTGTTTTTTGAGGTAGATAAAATATCCTGCCCGACGAAAGGAATCCAGCCAATGGTTTTACCCAACCGAACACTGTCCATGAATTTGTGCCATTATAAAATATGTTGGTTGCGTTTGTTTTTTTGGCTCCAACAAGCGTGCCAGTGCTCACGATCAAGGAGTTGCCGATAACTCCTGTTGATGCGTTCATTGGAGTTTGCTTGGTCAAATCATTTGAATCAACCGAATCAGCCAATGTCGGCGAAGCACTTTCTTCATCAAATTTCCAGTAGGAAATCAGATGCACAGCCGGGGCGTTGACTTCTAAAGTAAAGGATTTCTGGCAAATCACACTCACGCACACTCCACTTCCACTTGAATAACCAAGTTTACGCTCTGCGCTGGCCCTGTAGGAGTACCGCCGATTGTTCCATCTGCGGCCAATGTTAATCCGGCTGGCATGGTCCCGCTAACTAAAGTCCACACTTCGGTTGGGGCAGACCCAGGCTCTTGATTCAAATGCAATAGATAGGACGTTCCAATCGTGGCCGGTGGAAGCGTGGCGTCATCGGTAATTTCCACTACACAAATACTCAATGACTTCTGTTGGTGTCCACCGTTCTGATCCGTCGCCTTAACGGTGAACGTGTAAACGCCGTGAGATGTTGGGGTGCCGTTGATCACACCAGAGCATGGATTCAGAACAAGTCCCGGAGGCAGTGATCCTGAAACGATAGTCCAGACATACGGGAACGTACTTCCGAAATTAACTCCGGGACATTCAAGGATAGGAATCTGGGTCACTGTGACCGCATCTATGAACCACGGCGTTCCGCCTGAAGCGTGGAGCGTGGCGCTATACGCTTCATTGATACAGGTTCCGGCGAGTGCCGAAGTTGTGATGCAAATCCTGTTCGTCTTTGCCAATCGACAGGCGAGCGAATGTGCTATGTTGTCGGCCTCCAGTTGGCTCAGGGCCACTATTTTGCCAGCCGCTACAGTATAATTAAATTCACTTCCATTTTGGCATTTTACCGCGCAGCTTTGGTCTGTGTTGTAGTAAAGCGTGACGTGTTCTACACAAATCAAAACTACCGCCGAACAAGCAAAACTATAAGCCAACGCATCGGCATCGGCTTGATTGACGTTGGATACGACTGTTCCTGCTGTAATTGTTACAGAGGCCACGCTGCCGTCAGCGCACGTCTTGGTGCAGGTTTGAGAGGTGTTAAAAAATAAATCCCCACCACTGCATAAAATGGAAACATTTGCACAGGCAATATCGTAAGCAAATTTATCGGCCTCGAATTGGCTAAGAGCAAAGAAAGTGTTCGCTGGAATAGTAAAACTTTTCGTTGATCCATCAAGGCATTCTTTTGTGCAGGTCTGTTCGGAATTGCCAAAGTGCGAGCAATTTGGAGGGCACGTCGGGGGACAGATCGGCGGACAACCGATTGGACAGTTGGGCGGGCATCCAGGCGGCGGACAAGAACCAGTCAGCCAATCACTCCAAAGCTTCTCCTGCGCCTTGCGTAGTGCGCATAAGTAGGCATCCTCAAATGAAATCTCCGAGCAACACCACGCACTAGAAGTGAACCCTGCGCCGCCATCACATATTCCGAGTAGCGGCGGCGAAGAAAATGTCACATTAGCGCAGAATACATTCGGATCAAGGTCTTCGCTGGAAAAATTAGAGATTGGATCGTCTTGACACTCGCACTCATTAATTCGATTGGGGCATGGCATTAGCGACATAAATCACCTTAACACACGATCCCCTCATAAGGAGCCTTGCCCTTGTCATTGGCGTAAACCAATAATCCGCGCACCCTGGCCCAACCTTTTACCACGAGCTTGATCTGAAACTGATACCCCAAAGTACTTGGCCGACCACTCTGCTTCACGCATCCCGACACGGGTTTCGGCAACATCATCGTGGGCTTGAACGACTCACAGTAAGGCTGCTTCGGGTATTGATCCAGCCCGCACGGATTGTCTATGTCCTCAGTGCAATCTTTGGCCGTGCATTCCTGCCATTTATGCCACGGGAAATAGCAGGGATACTGGTCGGGACGGTAGTAAGCCTCAAACTCCACCTTGCCTAAAATCTTGTCCACCCAAAGTTCTAGCGTATCGAGTTCCTTCAATCGAAACGGATCACCCCAAGTAAAGCTTGGCGTCTCAATCACCATCGAAATACGCCTATCCCCGGCATCGAACCTCTGGTCTTGAGTAAGTTCCCAAATCTCGATCTCGCCTGTCTTGGAAACGACAGCAGCAAAGGCACGCTGCAATCCGCCGAAGTCGCCTTCGTAAAGTTGCAGGAAGTTCAGCCCTTCATACATTCCCTCCCAAGCTGGCGGAAGCTTTTCTTCCAAGGTGCTGATAAGGTCGAAGTCCAGTGGAAGAATACCGCGATGAGCAACGCCGACAGTGGATTGATATGGCAACGCTGTCTGTAAGAGGCGGTTATTGAATTCGATTCCACTGGAGTAACGAAGTAACGCACGATCATTGAACCGCAACACTCGATTCTCATTCCGCGAAATAGGGGTATTTCCCCACTGCTGGAAATATCGCTGCGAATAAGTGAAGCTGCGAATCCCCGGCTCAAGTGTCTGGTAAAACAAATCGCCGTTCACCACCACGTCACTACGATCCCCAACTGGCCCGTATCGAATCTGGGCAATCGTCTGCAAGGGCTGTTGGTCATTGAAATTCGGATCGCTCCAATCGTCACGAGTCACCGGCACGTTCAGGCGATAAATTGACTTGGTGGTTCCGATCAGCATCCGGGCCTGTCCAAGTTGCGTGTCAAGTTCGGCAGTGTGGGCCAGCATCCGAATGTTGCCTGCGTTGCTTGGCACCGTAAGCCCGTCGCCGTTCAGAGCGAATGGATTCTCGGTTGTGGAAAGAATGTCGTAAGTGCCGCCTTTTATGTCCCCGGCAATGTAAGTGCGTCCTCGTGCGTACCAAATCCGGTTCATGTAATAGTCCATCGGACCAGCAGGCGGGATTTGGTTGTTCAGATTGCCAACGCCAATGAAACCCCGCGAACGAACCAAGATGCTGCCGTTCCAGAACAACGGGTTTGTGGGCGTGGCTGTGGCGTAATCCCCTGCCTGAATCACGAGGTATTGTTCGGCCTGGACGAAATGGAATAGCGGCTGATCCACCGGCATGAACAACGCCGATGCAACCGAAAGGTCTGTGGCAATGTAGGTATTGAGATCGACTTTCCAGATGTGTCCACCGATGGCGATCACCAGATACGGATCGCTATCATTGGTTGGCGTGTAGATGTATCCGCCTTGAAATAATCCGCTCCATGGTGCGCCTTGGAAGCGTGGAGTCCAGCCGGTTCGGACGTTTATACCGCCGCCGCGACAGGTTCCGTTGACTAAGAAGGCGAGTTGGTTTGGTTTTAGTCCATGAGGGTTTCCGGGACCGGCGATAGTCGTGGGGCGGCTTGAGTCTATGCCGGATGCCCAGTCCAACTGTCCTGTCACGAGTCTCTCACCGTTTGCCATTGACACACCCCATAACTCAGACCAGCGTTTGACGCAACTGCAATATGGCAAAAGCTAAAGCTCAACCGACCTTCTTAAAATATGGAATCAAATGGAAGGTTGGCGTTAGCCCATTAGCCATTGAGTTCTACTGCATACGAAATCACGTCGCATGGGGATTGAATCTTTTCCAGCATTATGTCAATGCTCAGGCGCTACTGTGGCCTAATCTTCAGCATCACCGATGGTCCAATTTGATCCTGAAAACCATCCTTGAAGAACGAGTTACGATAGTCACAGGGCCAAAAGATACCGGCAAGACGCACGTAGCCTTGGCTCGGTTTGGCCTGACGGATTACTTCGCATACCCAAACAACACCCTGATTCTGGTTTCTTCCACGGAATTAAGAGGTCTGGAAACGCGCATCTGGGGCGAACTAAAAATGATGTTCAGCCAAGCCAAGGAACGATGGCCATGGCTTCCCGGAAAGGTCGTGGACCATATGCACGGGCTGTTCACTGATGACTTGGGTGAAAACTGCGACGTGCGAGATATTCGCAAAGGAATTTTGTGCGTTCCCTGTGTTGGCGGTTCCGGTGAGTGGGTTGGTATTGAGAAGTTCTGCGGCATTAAGCAGGAACGGCGACGCCTCTTGGCCGATGAGTTGCAGTTTATGAAGGCTCCCTATTTGACTTCCGTGGAGCATTTGGACAAGGGCGATTTCAAGATGGTGGGCTGCAATAACCCTATCGGCATGGGTGATCCGGCTGATAAAATGTCCGAGCCGATAGAGGGGTGGGGAACCGAACCACAATCAGAAAAAACCGAGACGTGGAGAAACAAATGGGGCGGGGTCACGATCAATTTGGACGGCAGAGACAGCCCGAATAACGATGAGCCGAAGAACAGTTATTCCTACCTGATCAATGAGGACGACATTCAGCGCACCCTGAAGCGTTGCGGACCAGATTCAAGCGCCTTTTGGACCCAGGTGATCGGGAAGCGAAAAGTTGGATTGCTGGAACATCGGGTTTTGACCTATGCGATGTGCAAGACTTTCAAAGCTTTCGATGACGTGATTTGGAAGGGCGTCGAAGGGCGATTTAAGGTTTATGGAATTGATGCCAGCTATGGCGGGGATCGTTGCGTCGGCGGTTGGGCTGAAGTCGGTCAGGACATTAACGATATGTGGGTTGTATCCTTCAATGAGCCTGTGCTGATTCCGATCAAAATGAGTGAACTTGAAAAGAAGATTGCTGAAGACCAGATCGCCGAGTTCGTTCGTAAGGATTGTGAGCAGAACATGATCTTGCCAGAAAATGTCTTCTTCGATGCCACCGGCAGAGGTTCGCTCGGAACCAGCTTCGGAAGGTTATGGAGCGCCATGGTCAATCCAGTGGAGTTTGGCGGAACTCCTACACCAAGGCCGGTTGCGGGGGATATGTTCATTCTCGATCCGAAGACCAAGCAACGTCGCCTTAAACGATGTGACGAACACTATTCCAAGCGCGTCACGGAGTACTGGTTCAGTGTTCGGTATTTGGTGGAGTCCGGGCAGTGCCGAAATATGCCCAAGGAAGTGGCTGAAGAATTTGGGATGCGGGAATGGTATCCAGTCAAAGGGGACCGCAAGGAATTGGAAATCAAAGAGGAAACCAAGACTCGCATGGGCTGCTCCCCGGACTTGGCGGATTGGGCGTGTATCGTGGTGGAAGGGGCAAGGCGGCGCGGATTCTCAATCAAGCACGGTGAATTCATCCTGAACAAGAAGGGGGCAGATACATGGAAAAACGATCTCAAAAAGCGTATGGAAAAAATTCGTTCCAGATATGAGTTGAACTATTCCGCCTGAACTGGCATTAGTTCGTCAATGGCAGCCGGTGAATTTTTGAACTCGGTCATCAGGGAAACTATCTCCCGACGCTCATTATTCCCGAAGCGCGGTTTGATCGTGCTCCCCGATAGCCTTTTCGACTTCTCTCAAATCATCGACCGAGTACGGTTCATCTCCGAAACCTCCACTTGGCGCGAATGTAAAAGGACACTATGGCGACCCTAAAAAATAGACAGAATCAAATCCCAAATGGCTTCAAGTACAGACAAGCCGAGACGGGATGGACAGCCCCGCCATGGTCGTCCTTTGAAACCATCGTGCGCGGCGTCATGGCTCATCGGATGGGTAACCCTGCCTTGGCTCGAAAGCACAAGTGGGCCATGGATTACGAAACCGTGGCTTACGAAGTGGACGCTTACAACGCCGCCCTGTGTGAGTCCCACGGCTGGCTTGATTTCGTTGTCAGCAAGAATGCAGAACCCCCAAAATTTCAGCCCCTACAGAGCGAACGTCCCGGTGCGGGTTTTGTGGGGGCCGTTAAGCGCAGCGTCACCGGGATCAAGAGCGTAGCCGAATGGCTTGGGAGCGGGTTAAAGCCTGTGGCTCAGGATGTGGCTGATAAACGTGCCGCCGTGTGCGTGGTGTGTCCGCTCAACGTCAAAGGCAACTGGCTGCAAAAACTTGAAGCGAGCGCGGCGGACAAGGTGCGATCCTTGATGGAAGTCAGGAATGATTTGAAGTTGCGCACAAGTCACGATGCCAACCTTGGAAGCTGCGCGGCGTGCGATTGTGCTCTGCAACTCAAGACATGGCAACCGATGGATTTGATCCAGAAGAACACGAATTCGGAAACGCGATCCAAGCTGGACAAGTCTTGTTGGATTTTGAAAGGGGAAACATCTTGAATTTGGGATCATTAATAGAAGCCCAATCCAAAATACTTCTTGAGGAACAAGAGTCATTTCTGGATTACCACACCAAGAAACTTGTTCCGCCTGTGGTTTATCGTTGGATCAAGGAGCGAAAGCATCTTTCCAAAATATCCAAATATCTAGCCCGACGTAAAATTCATCGCGTTATTTCTCCGCAAGGGGATTTGGCTATTTACGAAGGACAAAAAAGGATTGCCGTATTTCATAGTCGAATCCGATGACCGTCGTAATTTCATTCCATCGTGGCGACGTTCACTTGGCCATCAGCCTTTTGGAGTGGATCAAACTTCTAGGCAAGCATCCAACGCATAACTGCCTTCTAGTCGTCGATTGTGCCATGGAATGGGGTTCATCCATGGACACGCTCAATCTCGCCAATGAAATCTTTCGCAGCACTTCCTTAATCACGAATGATAAACCAACCGAAGGCTGGATTCCCGGTTCCTGCTCCCTGTTCGCCGCTGCCGCCCAACACATGGAATCAATCGGAGAGCCTTTCCTTTGGGTTGAGCCGGATGCAACGCCGCTTCATAAGGGCTGGCTGGATGCCATCGCCGCCGCCTATCAGCAATACAGTAAACCGTTCCTTGGCTCACTGGTCACTCACAGCCTTTCCAATCGCCCAAACCCGTATTTCGAGGGATGCGGCGTTTATCCGGCCAATACGTGGAGTCGAATAAAGGACAAGTTCATATTGGAAGAATCGTGGACGCTTTGGTGCGCTGAAGAAGTTGTTCCGCACGCCGTAGATTCACCCTTGTTCCAACACTTCTGGGGCGTGAAGGATTTAGCGCCTACGTTCGTTGCGCAACGGAAATCAGATTCTCCAGTAAATGCTTTGACGCTGGCAGACGTTCGGCAGGGGGCGGCGCTGTTCCATCGGTGTAAGGATCAATCCCTGCTGAGGCTGATGCGCGACAAATTGTTTCCCGTGGAGCAAAGCCGATTTCTCGTGGTTCTTCCGTTCTGCGCCAAAGATGCCAAACAAATCGAAACGCTTCTGAGTTGGATGATGAAGCTTGGGGGTTGTCCAAATGACGTAGTGATTTTGGCATATGAAGAAAATGGCAGTGACTACTATAAGCGCGCAGAAGGACTGGCGCTAAACTGTTTCAGAGGCGTGGCTAAGTTTGCTTATCCAAAACCATCCCAAGCCACTCACCCGCAAGCCCCGAATCACGTTTTCCGAGAAGTGGCCAAGTTCATCCAAAACAATGTCCATCGCCCGTGGCTGTGGTTTGAGCCAGATATGGTTCCAATAAAGCGCGGTTGGCTGGACGCGCTTCAGGCGGCTTACAAAGCTGGCGGAATGCCGTTCTTTGGTTCGGTCGTTCCAGGCATGGGGCATTTCAATGGAACCGGCATCTATCCCGCCAACACCTATTCCCGATGTGCGGGATTGAATGTCCCCAACGGAGACGCCTTCGACACTTGGATTCACACTTTCACCAAAGGCCAAGTGATGGACGGCACAGCCCTGATGGCTCACGGTTGGGTGCAGGAGAACGGAAAGCTGCAACCGCATGGCGCAGGCGAACTGCCGGTGTTCAAGACTGTGGCCGATGTGCAACGCATCCCGTCAACTGCCGTCACGTTTCACCGCGATAAAACCTTGAGCCTGATTGATCGACTTAGCGAAATGGGTGTTGCGTGAACACCTGCCAAACCTGTTTATTTTGGACACCCAACCGACCGGAATTAAAAGCTGAAGATGGGAAATCTGAATTCTGCCTCCATCCCAAGCTTTCGATCAAAACGGAAATCGACTTCGGTTGCACCTTCCATTGCGGTCCAAGTGACACCGCCGCCAATGTTCCAAACCATCTCAAAGCTGCCTCCATGACCGATCCGAATCCAAATCCAATCGACGGCCCTGTTGAAATCCTGATCGTCACTTACGCCAAGGATTGGGATTGGCTGGTCTATGCCATGCGCTGCGCCCGAAAGTTCCTGAGCGGTTTTCAGGGCATCACGATTGCCCATCCCAAGACCGATGAAGAACGGTTCAAGACTCTCCTGCATCAATTCGATGTGCGCCTGCACGGCTACAACGAAGTTACCGGCAAAGGAATGTTGCAACATTTCGTAAAAATGGCTGAGGCTGATTTGTTTCTTCCCCCTTCTACCAAATACTTTTTAACATTGGATGCTGACGCCATGTTCCACACACACAGCAGGCCCGAACACTTCTTCTGGCAGGATAAGCCTTACTGGATCGTGCGGACGTGGGACAGTCTTATGAGCGAAGACCCAAGAAACCCTGGAAGCAAATGCGTTTCCGATTGTTATCAATGGCGCTCCGTAACCGAAGCTCAATTAGGTTTCGATCCTGAACTGTTTACGATGTGCGTGAATTCACAAGCCATGCCGATCTCCATGTTGAAGCATTATCGGGAACACATCGAATCGGTTCACAAAAAGTCGTTTTTCAAATACATGCTTGAAGGGCGCAATTCTTTTCCACAGACCCGCGTGGATTTCAATGCCCTTGGCGCGTTCGCTTACAAATTCCATCGGGACGAGTTTCATTGGTTTGATATTGAGAAAGGGCCATTCCCGGCAGATCGAAAAAAAGTGTATTGGAGCCACGGCGGACTTAACCCTGGCATCGTTGCTGAAATCGAAGGCTTTCTCGCCAAATGAAAATTCTGGTCTGCGTCATCACCTATAATTGCGCGGGCATCATGCCGTGGTTTCTGCGCCATTACGAATCGTTCGCAGACACGATCTGGGCGTGGGACGACAAGAGCGACGATGGCACCGCGGAATTGCTCAAGGCTCACCCGCAAGTTTTCCTGAAGGAATGGGCCTTTGAAAGCGGAATCAACGAAGATGTGTTTCTTAAATTCACCTACGACACTTACCCGGAAGCGGCTGGCTATTTTGATTGGGTGATGTGGGTTGACCCGGACGAATTCATTTACGCCACCAACGTGCGCTCCGTGCTGAACGGAATACCGCACGAGTGCGAATTGGTTTTAACCAACGGATTCAACATGATCGGCGACGGGCTTCCCAAGGATAACGGCCAACAGATTTGGCAGCTATTAACTCAAGGCGTTCATTCCCAGGTTTACAGCAAGCCGGTGGTGTTTAGGCCTGAGTGCAAGATTCGATGGGTGCGAGGAAAGCATAGCACTGAAGGCGTCACATTGCGCCACACCTCCAAACCATTGTTGAAGCTGCTCCATTACCGATACTTGGGCAGACAATACACCGCTGCCGGTAATGCCAAGAATTATGCCCGATGTGGGCTGACCAACGGCGACAAAGGCGCGGCATGGACTTGTCATCCTGATTTTAAAGGACCGCACAGTGCGGAATGGGCGGAAGCAATGAAGCATCACGCTTACGATGTGATCAACACGCCATGATTTCGCTTGGCCATCTGGACCTGAATGTAGTGGAAAATTGCAACTTCCGCTGCACGTCTTGCAGTCACGTTTCCCCGCTGAACTCGCCATGGTCGATGCCTCTGGACATGATTGAACGCGATCTCTCGGCGCTAAAACCATTCGTCCAATTCCAGGCGATCAATGTTTTGGGCGGCGAACCGTTGCTGCACAAAGAGATTGTGGAAGTGCTGCGCTTGGTGAAACGGATCGGGGTTCATGTTCGGCATATGGTTGTCATCACCAACGGCAGTTTGCTTGTCCGGATGCCGGAAGATTTCTGGAATGAACTGGATTACCTGCAAATCAGCATCTACGCCAAACTGGACTTGGCCAATGTGGAGTTGGCAAAACGAAAGTCCGATCAATACCAATTCGGACTCGGCACAACGGTTTTCACCCATTTCCATAAACAATTTAGAACCATTCCAAACGACGGATCACACTTCATGTCCTGCCATTGGCGGACGAATTGCCATACCGTTCACCGGGGCCACTTCGCGCTTTGTCCGCAATCATTGTTCTTTCCTCGTGCTGAGAATGAGGACAGATTCGGGGACTGCCTTCCCTTGGAAGGATTGACCGAATATAAATTGAACCGATTCCTGAATCGCACTGAGCCTATGAAAACCTGCCAGCGATGTTGCGCAAACGAAATGAAGCCGGAACCGTGGCGAGAAAGTTCCAAGGCTAATTGGCTGAAAGACTCTACCCAATGAGTGATATAGCGTATGGGGCATTGACCCCAGTGGACATAAGCGTGCTGGAATCGGTGCTTTCGTGCTTTAAGGGAAGCGACCAAGTTACTGTTTTGGAGATCGGCATTTACGAAGGCAAAACCGCCCAAGGGATAAAGGCTTACATGGACCGGCTAGGGGTGAAGCTCGATTATTGGGGCATCGACTCCGGGGCCATCTGTTCTCCGAAACCGCCATTCGATGGCGCTCATCTGATCATCGGTGATTCCGCCGAATGCGCCCATCTGGTTCCTGAGTGCCTTGACCTTGTGTTAATGGATGGTTGTCATTGCCTTAATCATGTCATGCTGGAACTGATTCACTACGCTCCTAAAGTGGTTCTTAACGGATTCATCCTGCTTCACGATATTTCCCCGGAGATACAGCACAAGATGAAAGACCCGCACGGGGAAGGCATTCCAGAATTTCAAAGCGCCGTAAACAAAGCCATTGGAATGGTTGGCTTTCCGTTCCTGGGTTGGGAGCTTTGGCGCAAGGATTGGTTGCCGGGATGCGCTTACGGTGGTATGGCTGCTTATCGAAAGACTTATGGGACGAAGAACTGACTGGATCGAATTCACGCTAACCATAGGCTGTAGCCTGCTTTGCGATTATTGTCCGCAACCGCTGCTCTACAAGCGTTACAAGGAATCCGGTTCAGCTAAGAAGATGACAATGGACACCTTCAAGTCCATTCTCGATCATTTACCATTGAATCATGTTGGCGTGGACTTCTCCGGTTATGCTGATCCCTGCCTTCACCCGGAATTCATCGACTTCTTTCAGGAAGCCCGCCGCCGCTGCGATGTTGTCAGCCTTTACACCACCTTTGAAGGCTTGAGCAAGGCGAACTATGACATTCTCAAAACTATCCCGTTCGAGAACTTGAGCGTGCATCTGCCGGACGTGGCTGAAATGGTTCACGTCAAATGGACGGACGATTATTGGAAGATTCTCCGCGCTCTCGTGGATGATCCGCCAAAATGCCGTGTTCAGGACCGAATGACAGTGAAAGGACCATTGCATCCCGATTTGGCGTTCCTTGATCCGGTGAGAATCATGGGAATACAGCCGCGTTCAGGCAATGTCCGGGCTGAATTGAGTCGCCATGAAACGCCGCATCGCGCCCCTCTAAAGTGCGGACGTGGAACCAATCTGCGCCAGAATGTCTGCTTGCCGGATGGCAGCGTTTACCTGTGCTGCTGCGATTATGGCATGGCTCACAATCTTGGGAACCTGACGACAACCAATTTTATGGACATGGACATTGAGAGACTGAAGCTGATTGAACGGCAACGTAACCCGGATGATAAACTTTTGTGTTCTACTTGCGAATTCGCGGTTCCATTTGATCACCCAATGTAAATGACTGTCTGCCCCGAAAATGATCCGAAGGCATGGGGATCGCACTTGCCCGCGTTGCTATACGCTCTTTCCAAAACAGTTGGCGATGTGCTGGAAGTCGGCGTAGGCCACTTCTCCACGCCTGCTTTGCATAATTACTGCCTTGGCGCAGATCGCAATCTTGTTTCAGTGGAGGATAACCCGGAATGGTTTACTCATTTTAGGGACCGATACCAAAGATTTGGACACGCTTTTATTTCAGGCCCATACGATCAATCTATTCCTTTTCTGGCCAAGTCTGGATCATGGGCTGTAGCCTTCATTGATAATTCTCCCGGTGGAGCAAGGAGACGGGATGATTTCGTAAGCCTTCTTCCCGTCTCCAAATACGTGATCGTCCACGATTACCACTTGGAAAACGAGGATGCGATCAAGCCATTGCTAACCAATGTGAATCACTCGGTTTACACCGCCTATCAGCCTCCTACTTTAATTGCCAGCCTGACTGGTTCGGTGCCGATTCTCAAGTGATTGCCATCAGTTCTCATCGTCCCAATGCCTCCCCTCAAATCGAACGCAACCAAATCCGCGCCCATCGTAGCTGGCAGCAGGTCTTCTCGGAAATACTCTATTTCGGACCACCTGAACCATCGCTTTCCTGCCCCAGAACCGACTTCATGGAATGCGAGAATTTCCCGTTCATCTCGGCGCTTTGCATGGCGGCTTCATTGACCGCTTCCAATGCCTGCATCCTGAACGCCGATATTGTCGTCAGTGACCGTCTGCCCATGGCGATCAATGCCGTGCTGATGAAGAAAGGCAATGCCGCCATCTCACGCCGATGGGAGTTTGAAGGCGACGACATATCCAGGGCAGCGTTAGTTGACTATGGCATAGACTTCTTTTGGGCCACTCCGAACATATGGCGGCAGGCATCTAAAGCTATCCCTGCGCATTACCGAATAGGCCATACCTCGTTCGACAACTGGATCATGTCATTCTTCAATACCGTGTCGCCGCGTGGCTGCTATGACATTACCGCACGAAAAGTTATCTATCACCCCAAGCATGAGGACAGGAAAAGGCCGCACCCAATTCAGGCTGTGGACGACATTTACACGCTTAACTGCGGCTGGCCGGTGTTGCGGTTATGATTGACGCCAAGGCGAGTCAGGCGTAAGGGTTGGCTTGTTGGCCTATAACTCTCTATGAAATTTGAAACGTGCCAAAGCGTAGAACAAATCTGTTGGCAGATGCGACTTGCAGATTTTCCTCGGTCCCTGAACAGAGCCAACATCAATTCGCTGTTCAATGGCGCTCCTCCTTACAGCCCCGAAGAAGTCCGCGACAACGGCGTTGCCGTTAACGTCAATTTCCTTGAAGCCCCCAAACTCGCCCTTGATGCCCGACGCCAATACTATTCCAATTTCCTGAAGCCGGGACGATTCTTCTCCGCTCGCACGGATTATGGTCCCCGCCATCGGCGGCAGGATTACTCCCAGATAGTCAGCACTCAGGTAAATAGGATTATGAAACGGTCCCCGATTTACTTCGAGACTTTCCGAAGTCGATTTGCGCTCAACGTCCTGCACGGCATCGGCCCTGCCGCTTGGGATAACTGCGATGCGTGGTGTCCAGACGCTTTGGGCGTGGAGGACGTGTTCATTCCAGCCAACACACTTCTGACGATGAAGAACCTTCCGTTCTTCGCCATCTACCGGCGTTACACCGCAAATCAGCTAATAAAGATGATCCGAGGGCCGCAGGTTGATCCAGGATGGAACGTGCCTTTGGTAGAGAAGTGCATTGAATGGGTGGATCAGGAATCCCAAACCCTGATGGGCAGTCAATGGCCGGAAATCTGGTCCCCAGAAAAACAGGAAGAACGAATTAAGGGCGACGGCGGACTCTACGCTTCCGATGCAGTCCCGACCGTGGACACTTACGACTTTTATTTCTGGAACGATGAAGGAAAAGAAGAAGGCTGGAACCGCCGCATGGTGATTGATGCTTTCGGAACTCCGGGCATTGGCGGCGCAGTCCGGTTGAACGAATTTCTGGAAAGCAAAAAGAGCAAAGGCAATTTCCTGTTTAATCCTGGCGAACGTAAGTATGCCTCTAAACTTTCCGAGTTAATCAGTTTCCAATTCGCCGATCTCTCCGCTGTTGCCCCGTTCCGTTACCATTCGGTGCGCTCACTTGGATGGTTACTCTATGCCGTGTGCCATTTGCAGAACCGATTGCGTTGCAAGTTCAACGAAGCCGTGTTCGAGACGCTTATGTGTTACATGCGTGTCCAGTCCATGGATGAGGCGGAACGCGCCTTGAAGATTGAGATGATTTCACGCGGCATAATTGACGAGACGGTGAAGTTCATTCCGCAAGGGGAACGATGGAATCCAAATCAGGCACTCGCTGAAACTGGCATCCTGCAAAACTCTGAAATTATTCAGGAGAACTCGTCATCATTCCGGCAGAACCAGAACTTCTCCGACCCCGGCAACGTGGAGAAGACCAAATTTCAAGTCATGGCCGAGATCAATACCACCACGGCGTTGATTTCGTCCGGGCTACTTCAAGCTTATCGTTACCAAAATTTTGAGTATGAAGAAGATTTCAGGCGCTTCTGCAAACCCAACTCCCGCGACCCGGATGTTCGTGAATTCCGCAATAACTGCCTCAAAGCTGGCGTTCCAGAAAAAGTTCTGGTCCCCGAAGCGTGGGAGATCGAACCCGAACAGGTCTTGGGCGCAGGCAACAAGACCCTCGAACTCGCCATCGCCCAACAGTTGATGCAGTACCGGAATCTTTACGACCCCGCCGCACAACGGAAGATTCTGAGAGATGTAACCCTTGCGATTACAGATGATCCGGGCAGAGCGAACGATCTCGTGCCAGAACAAGCTACGCCAAGCGCCGCCACGGAAGACGCGCAACGCTCCGCTTCCACGCTCATGGCCGGATTGCCGATGGTTTTCAAACAGGGTGTGGCCCACAACGAATATGCCGGTGCGTTGCTTAATTCGATGCAGGTTGAGATCGGCAAAATCGCCCAGATTCAAGGCAACACGGCCACGCAGGATCAGATTTTCGGATTGCTGGCCATCGCAGGGGAAGGACTGAATGGAGAACCCATCGGACAGAACGGTATTTCACAGCACTTGCAGAAGTTAGCCGAAGACCCAGAAGCACAGCAGCAGGTCAAACAGATGCGTGATGTGTTGGGCAAGCTTCTCAACGAAGTCAAAGGCTACAGCCAAAGACTACAGGAACAGCGTCAGGCGCAGCAGCAGGGCGGAAGTCCTGAAGCTAACGCCGAGGCGCAAGCATCAGCGGCAAAAATTGAAGAAATTCACGCCACGGCTGAAGCCAAGCGCCAAACAGCCCGACAGAGCCACGGGATGAAAGTTGGCCAGAAACAGGTTGCCTTTGACCAGAAGTTGAAACAGGATGCCGAGAAGCATCGTATGGAAATGGCCAAACAGGCGGCAGAGGTTCAGGCGGACATTGCCGCAAAGGCCGCACAGACGGCGGCTGAAATTGCGCGGCAGAATGCCAAGCCTGAGCCTGAACCAGCCGAAAAAGAATAATTAAGAAATTTCTTGCCAGTGCCACATTGATAGGGCAATCGTTGCCTACTGACTGATGTTGTCACCAAAATCCAGATTCCTTTCGCAACCCACTCAGGCGGAAATACATCGCGCTCTCGTCGTCAATGGCGGCTTCAAACACGCCGTCGATATGTCCCTGCTGGACCTGCTGGAACGGCTCGTCGCCGCGCCTGCCGTGGACATTCAAACCGCTGCCGCCAACTGGAACCAGATCGCCGGGGCGCATCGGTTTGTTAAAACGCTTCTGACTTTGGGTGATAGTGGCACGGTGCCGAAACCGCCAGAGGATCGGACTAATCTGAAAAACGTATGACCGATCCAGTCCAACCGCCTTCAGCCACGAACGGAAACACCAAGGTTCATCCTGAAATCCGCATGAAGATTGTCGAGGCTGAAAAGGGATTGACACGCGACGATGGCACAACTGAACAAGGAAAGCATTGGGTGGTTGAAGTCATGTGCGCTGTTCCGAAAGGAACCATGGAGAAAGCTTTCATCTGCAAAACCTATGAAGACTTGGTTAAGAGCGTCCCGATCATCCTGACTCAAATCAAAGAACAATTCTATGCCCGCTGAAGCTCCTGTTATCGCCGCTCCGTCCGCCGCTGATGCCATCTCCGATGCCGCCGCCATGGGTGGCAGAACCTCATCCCAATTCGGCACCGGCAAGAATCTAGAAAGCGCCTTTGGCAGCTTGGAGAAGATGGCCAAAGAACCTACCAGCGAACCTGGGAAGATTCCGCCGCATCCAGCCCAGAAGAAGACCGAATCACCGCCGACGCCAGCCAAAG